TGTACCACCCATTAGGAACAGCTGTTGCCATCTCATCAAACTTAATCTTAGTAGCGTCATAGTTAAACTCTAATTGCAATCCACTAACCTTATTGCCCTTTGTGTCAATAGACACAGGAATCTCAATGCTGTTAGAGACAACTGTCATATTCGTAAGATTGACATCAATAAACTTAGCTGCATATAAAGTATTTATATAAGGGCCCGTGCCTGCAGACTCATTAAATGCCACATTCATTTTAAGACTAGGTAATGCATTTGATTGAATAGTGCTTGCTCCAGCAGATGCTGTTATAACTTGTGATGAATGAGAACGGTTTACATCTCCTTGTAATAGATACTTTAAATCTAATATAGCATTTGTTCCTAGCGTTCCCGTCTTAAAGTATACGCCAGGGTCTGTAATAGTTTTCCAGTTAGTCTTACTTATAGAAGACCAAGATGAGTTAACTGATTTGTTAAAACTAAACTCTGCTCTCAAAGAATAGTCTCCACCATTTTGTCTAGTGTACGCAGTGTAGGTAGAAGTGCCATCACCTAATTTAGATAAACTAGAAGGTACTTTATATATAGCCCAAGTGCCATCCTCACTTACATACTCAATAGGCCCCGTGTAAACATCAAACAGCTGAATACTGTTGTATTGATTGGCGCTAGCACCAGTTGGTATCTTTCTCATATCAACATATAATCTACTGATATCTGTTGCATATCCATTAGGACTAACATAACACCACTCAACTTCCCCACCTATTGTAGTAATCTCTGTACTTGCCCAAGTAGGCATACTCATATATCCACCACTACCAAAAGAATATGTTGATGGTAATTTAAACAAAGTATCTATCGCTGCCACCTGTGCTAACAATGGAGGCAAGTCTCCAGCATCTATTTGTTGGTTACCATTAATATCAGAAGCATAAAGAGACTGTCCTGTATTTAATACATTACCAAAGTCTCCAGATAAACCTAATCCATTTTGTGTAAACTCTTTTTGAGCTGATGTAAAGTCTGATATAGTGATTGCACTATTATAAATATCATACTTCTTATCCATATTATACATAACAGAAACATCATACACCTTATTAGCTGATAATAAAGATTGATTGATGTCTACAACCCCTGCAGAGCTTACATTAAATAGTTGCCCTGTCTTTGTAGCTGTATCTAAGAACAAGACTTTTAATGCAGATATATTATACAAATTAGAATTGACGTCTACCTTGGCTGTTACATACTTGCCATAGTTCTGATTCATTACAACAGTTGTTGATAATGGCGTCTCCATAATAGTATTATCAAACTGCCCAGCAGATGTCCAGCCAGCTACAAAGTTTAATTTTATAGGATTAAACGTAAAGGCTGTACTCGCTGCTTTTAGTCTAAACTTTACCACAATCATTCTATCGTAACTGCTGTAAGGCATAGCAGTAGTACCAGCCCAAGTAAGCGTAATTCTTAAAATACTGCTAGAAAGATTTTGGTTGTATATGTAATTACAGTACTGATAATTGGTAGTACCATTAGTAGTATTGTTAGCTGTTGACCCAGATGTATTAGTTACAAAAGAGTAGCCATTGTAATCGTAGTACGAAATATTTATGTTGCTGTTCTGAGGCAGGATACCACCATTGCCGCCAGTACCCGTATGGTTAACAGATACTAGCTCAAAGTTGGTTAAATCATATTGAATATCAAATAGTAATTGTTTTGTAGTATTATTGCTGTTGCCATTGGCTTGCACAATATACTCAAATTCAGTGCCTCTATTTAGAGATGCTCCACCTACGGTAGAGATACTTCTAAATTTTATTTGTGAGAACGCGCTAACAGATGTCAGCAATAATAGACTAAGGAGTAAGTTTTTCCAACAATTCATAGCAAGTTTTTTTAATTGCCGTGCTTAGGTTTTGTTGGTTGAATTTACCATCGTTGCCAATGATAAGCGTTGAAGTTGACACCTCAGATGCTGAACCCTCAGATATAATTTCTTTAGACTTTTTACCGTCCTTAATCATATACCCCCTTATTCTAATAACCACATCTGTGTTGTCTTTATGGAATATTGATAAATTGCTTTGAGTTTTCAATACATCCATATAAATCAACTCCGCGAAGATAATATTTTTTGACAAAGGATTTATACTGTATCCCTTCTCCTGTACTATCTCCTCTATAATGTTCTTGACACCAAACTCTATCTTTCTGTTACCAGCTAGCACTCCTAGCTTTATAGAGTTCTTAACATCAGATATGAGTATATCTTGTGAGTATACACTTAGTGTAAATAACAAAGCCCCTAGTAATAAGAGGCTTCGTGTTTTAGTTGGGTTAGTTCGCATACTACAAAGGTACGATTTCTGCTTCTTCAATACCTTTTATGGTTTCTTTGGCTAAGACCTTATCCAATAAAACAGGCCAATAGTCCTCTGTTTCAATGTTATACAATTCTCCAGCATTTAATTTAGGAACATCTATACTCTTTTCAATAGACTCTAGTTCTTGAATTTTCTTAAATAATTCTTCTTGCTTTTCTGGCTTTACAATCCACATCTCACCTTCTTGCTCTCCTAGCTCTTTAAATATCTCTAAACGAGACTCTTCAAATGATTTTACTTCCTCTACAATTTTCTTGTTTAAGTCATTGTTTAAGATGTGTTTAGCACGGATGCTTAATTTGTGGGATAGGATGCCTTTACTACGCTCTCCTGTTTTTTGGTCAATAACTCTTCCATTTAATTCTTCGTGTAATGCCACGATTTCGCTTAGGGTCAATTTCATATTATGATTTATTTAAAAGTTTTTCGTCTATTTCGTTCCATTTTCCTGCTGGGCAGGCTCCCTTTACAGGGCTGTATATTTTAGCTTTCAATGCACATCCACACATACCACAATGAATAACGGGGGTAGTCTTCTTCTGCTCACAAGCATCACATATCTGTATTCTTTCTGCTGCCAATTCCGACTGACTGTCGTTTGGATTATACCATATAGCCCACGCCTTAAATATTTCCTCCAATTTATTCACTGGTACTTGCTTTGTTATATAGCAAATATATGAATTATTCAGTAATCCAAGGAATATTTTTGCTAATAATAGGAGGATTTTTTTGCATATCTATCTGAGAATCTAGTGCGCTATCAATAGCTGCAGTATCTAAGGTATCCTCTAACCAAGCGATAGCCTCAGCCTCTGTTATGCTTTCAAATGCAATAAAAGATTCAGTCTCTGGTAGACCTATCTGACAAGCTCCGTACATACTAGCTGTATAAGTTTTATCATCTACGATTTCTGTAGCGTTTTTACGCCAGTGTATTATAGATACTACATCTATCATTGTATCTACTGTTGGTTTGCAATCTAGGGCTGCAATTACCCATTGTTTTGTATTTTCCATATTGTTTATTTATCCTATTAAAAACCCAGAAAAAAATCCATCTTCATTTCCGTGTATTGTTCCAGATGTTACATTTATATATACATAATCATTTGCAGCTAATGATAAAACTGCCGAAATTGTTGCTTCGGGGCCATATCCAGTATTTGGGTCGTTTTGATATGTTCTTATTAATGTAGTAGTCCCATTTTTAAATAAAGTACAACTCAATACATTAGTATCCCCAGTTTGCTGAAATGCCATAAATGAAAATTGATAAGCCCCAGCAACAGGAGCAGTAAATCTACCATTGGATAAATTAACACAGCCTCCTCTATTTAAAATTGCATTAGTGTAAGTCATTATACCTGTACCTCCATTCAATCCAATTTGATATACAGAAAAAGCTGGCTGATTAGGAATTGTTACAATACCCCCATTTGTAATACGCATTCTAATTAAATCATTCGTATAAAAGTCTAATGGGTAACTGCCATTTGAATATATTACTCTTGAATATCCTCCATTTCCAAATCCTGTTCCTGTTGAATTGTCTATTGCTAAATAAAGTTCACCACCTGTATTTTTTGCATAAAAACCACTATAATTAGTAGTTCCTTGCATTTGTACTAATGCATTAAAGGTTCCAGGAGGAGAATAAATATGTAATGGGAAAGCAGGACTACTTGTACCAATACCAACATTACCTGCTGAGGTTATAGTTAATTTTTGTGATGCATTAGTGCTAAAAATCATATCATTGGTAACATTGCTATATTCGATTCTACCTTTACGGTCAGTGCCATTTGTTGAGAAATCTATTAATGAACCTGTTGATGCTGAACCGTTTAAATGTATAACCGCAAAATTACTTTGCACTCCTAATAAAACACCATCTGCTGCTGGAGCAGCAGCTATTGCTCCAGTAATATGCAATGCAGCTTCTGGGCTATTTGTACCTATACCTACATTTCCATTATCACCATTTATTACAATGTCATTTCTGCTTGTATCGTTAGCAATAATATAAGTTTTGTGGTCTACCCCTTGTCCAAAATATGAGCTGTAAGTAGAACCAACTGTAATGTTGTTTCTAACTCTAATAAATGTTCTTGTTGTAGCTGTATAATCTGAATTATATAGATATAGCATATTATTAGTAGCAGATGCTACATTTGAATCTATACGTAGTAATGCATCTGGACTACTTGTATTAATACCAACATTACCACTATCTAAAACAGTTAGACCATTTACAAGTTTTCCTAATTTCTGTGTATTACCCATTTTATATTATTAGCAGTCTACAATATTTTCAGCTCCGTATAATTCAACTAATTTTTCTTTTAGCTTTCCGTAACCGTACGCAAAGATACTTACATTTTCTAAGGTTGCTATGTCTATAGTAGGTATATATATTGTCTGACCAATAGCCTCACATTGAGCTGATATTGCATTAACCTCACTAGCATTTGTAGTACCCTCTAAGTCTGTTTGAGCTTGGAATACCTCAATCATAAATACAGCGTTATTATACTTGCTTATAACGTACGCAGATATCCT